CAACCCCCGCCGCATTGGTCTGGTACATGGTGATCTGCCGCTCGATCAGGCAACGGCCCGATTGGTCCACCCGGTAGGTGGCCATGCCGTCGTAGAGCAGCAGATTGCGTTCCGCATCGTCCCAGCGCTCCTCAATGGCCGGGGCCAGAGCCCCTTTGAGCCAGATGGTCTGCAGCGGCCGGGCCGGGTCAAGGGCCAGCGGGTTGGCAGCGGCAATGGCGTTGATCGCGGCCCATAGATAGGGCGGCGTCGGCGAACTGTTGGCGCCCATGCACGTCACATGCGGACTGTTGCGGGCGCCCCCGAAGGTTCCGGTTTCGCCATGGTTGCCGCGATAGGCCGCAAAGGCCCGGCCGCCTTTCTGCTGCATGGGCCCATAGCGACCATCCAACTCAGCCTCCAGGGCAACAAGATTGGCCGTATCGGTGTACGGCATAACCATCCAGTTGTACCAATCATCGCCCATGGCGGCGATGGCGGTGGCAATGTCCGGGTTGGAGGTGCCGCCGCTCATGGCGACGATGGCCGGGATGATGCCCTTGGGCGTCTTCTCGCCGTAATAATTCAGGCGCAGATCAATGTCGTTGCCGGTCTCGCCTTTCCAGCGGCAGGTCAGATCCACCTTGGTATCGGTAACGCCGTTGACGACCGCCGTTACCTGCCGGGTCGTATCAGCATTGATAGCAGCGGCCAGGGCGATGGCGATGGCGCTGCCTGCGTCTCCGGAGGCAACTGCGGCGCGCACCCTGACGCCTGCAATATAGAGGCTGAGGGTGCCGTTCTCGGTGGCGTCGCCGGGCAGGTCGATACTGCCGGCGGCTTCTGCCCCGGCCCCATCCTCATCCAGGGCAATGGCCCAGGTCTCGGTAAACTGGTCGATGTCCTTGATCATCCGGAACTGCTCAGCCAGCATCGAGCCGCGACCGAATGCCTCTTCGGCCTGGCCGTAACTGGTGATCCTGGTTGGCACTCCTGCCGCCACCAGGCCTGTGGAAAGGCGCTGGCCGATGACCAGCAGCTTGAACTGCTGCTCGGCCTGGGCGGCGAGGGTGTTGTCAATCTCGATAAAAACGCCGGGCAGTCGAAGCGACGCCGGCAATTTATTAAATGGCAGCATGGTGCGTTACTCCTTGGTTGTGGTTTGGCCGGCCTTCTACTCTTTGGCGGGGGCAACCTTCTTCTTGGTCTCGGCGGCCGCCGCCTTCTTGGCGGCCACAATCGTTTTAGTTTCTACGACGGATTTATCGCGCAGACGGCGGATCCAGAACTTGTTCTTCTCCACATCAGCGCCGCCCGCCGGTAAAAATTCGTGGGGCTTCCCGGGCAGGCGGATCTTGTGCGGTTTTTTGGTCGCCTTATCCATGTTCGGTTTGATACGAAGTTTCGGCATCTGCTGCCTCCTTACTGGTTGAGTTGTTGTTCGCCAATGATAAGCGGATCTTCTTCGGCTTCTATGCCGCCCTCGTTGTAGGACTCGGCATGGAACAGGACAAAGTCGGCCAGGGCTGACTCATCGGCCCGGTAATCAAACCCCATGTTCGGCATGGTCAGATTGATGCCGTACACGGTGCCGCCCAGTTCGAACATGGCATCCCGAAACAGGTTGTCCACGCCGCTTACCTTGGCGCTGCCGATATCCGGCACGGTCAAAACGCTCAGCACGGGCAGCAGTATCTCCACCATGTCATAAGCGCCGATCACCCTTGGGTTGCCCCGGCGCCGGTCTTTCTCGCTGGCTCCCTTGCTCACCGTGTAAACTGAAAAGCGGCCGTCAAAATAGCCGTCTGTCGAACCTGGCGCCATGCCGTTAAAAGCCACGTACACGCCAGGAGCAAACTGCAACGCCCGTTTGAGCGTTGCCAAGGTCCAGCCGCCCGGCAAGGTTTTAACCTGGCGCACCGTGTTGCCCAGGGCAGCTTTTGCCTCCGCCAGGATCTGGTCCTCGATTGCCGAGATGATGCCCATCAGAATCCTCCTCCGCTATTGAACACGGTCCGACCGGACTCGAACTCGGCCACACCTGCCGTTTCTGCGGTATCGCCGGTCTGCTCCACCAGGGACACATCACCCCTGGCCACCCCGCGCAAAAACTTCACCGCGTTGTCGTAACGGTCCTTAACGCTGTCAATGACCGCATCGTCATAGAGCAGATAGCGGGCGATATCGCAGGCGATCCGCGTAAGCGCCGGAGGAGTCTCAGCCAATGGCAGCTTGTAGCGGCTGGCGAGATAACCGTCGATCTCGGCGTCCGCATCGGCGATCGCCCTGTTGAGGACGGCTGCATCGATCACGCCGGAGCCGGTCCGGTCGGTGAGCTGGATCAGCTCCTCCGTGCCGAACCGGTCTTCCATGTCAGCTTGACTGCCGTACATTGCTTACTCACCCGCCTGATCAGCTTTCTGGAAAATCTCCCAGCCCTCATCACGCTGAGCGCTCCCGATATTAGCGCCTTCCGGGAGTTCATTCTCAATGGACTTAACATGGGGCTTTCCTGTAGAGGCGCTCCACAGATCCGGGTTATCGACCGGCAAGCGCCCAATGGCAGCGACAATGTCGGCCATGGCAATCTCGTTGTCCTTGGCAGCACTGCCACCTACCGCTTTTGGCTCACCATCCAACTGCTCGACCACCAGCATCGGCTCAGCCCTGAGGGCCTTGAGCTCCTCTTTGCTGAACTTGTCATCCGGATATTCGACCGCGTCCTTGGCGTGCGCCACATTGCAGCGCCGGAAGCCTGGTTGTTTTGATGTTATGCGAATCATTTTTAATGCTCCTCAATAGAGGTTTGGGAATAAGGCTGGCCTGGCCGGGTAAAGCCCAGACCAGCCGAACAAACGATCAGCAACCGGGCTTAAGCAAGCCAGGGTGCGATCATGATTTCAACCGCCTTGTAGTTGGTATTGCTGCCGCCATTGGCAAGCCGTTCCGCCTCAATAACAGCCTTAGCCTTGGCCCGGTTACTGGGGCCGACCACCAACAGATTCGGCATTACGCCCAGGGGTTTGCCATGGTCACCCTTGAAGGCGCCCATTGCGCCCATGGCCAGATCAAAGTTGGCCGCATCCAGGGCGGCCTTAGAGCCAAAGCCCATCTGCCAGTAACCGAAGCCGACGTTCTTGCGGTCATCGACGCCATAGACCAATTCACCACTCATGAAAACATTGTCATCCTCGGGCCGGTCTTTCCTGACGAAGTTGGGCATCTTGCGCATCTGTAGAATAAGAGGTTTAAGGGGCCGGCGGGTATCGAGCAGAAACCAGGGGTCACCGGCTCCGGCCTGCATGTTGCTGACGCTGGCTACGGTGCCGTCCTTCTGGAGCACCGGGTGGTCGGCGTCAAAGAAATACTGCTTGTCAAAGCAGGGGGTGTCAAAACCATCCGCCAGCAGGCCGAAAACAAGCTGGTCGGGATGCTCATTGGCGGACTGGCCGAGCATCTCCATCATCGGCGCATAAACGCCGTACTGATCATCTTCAATCTTCTCCAGGGGCACACCGACGGTCAGCTCGAATTTCTTGTTTTTGATGCTGTAGTCGTGGTTCTTCAGGTTGTGGATATGACGGTCGCCGTCCCACTCCCGCATGCCGGGAAGTGAACCGATCCAACCGTAGTCCTCGGTGCCGGTGGTGGACGGCACCATTGTCGCCACTTTGTTCCACATTGGATTGACACCGGTAAAACCGCGCTGAAAGGCAGTGTTGAACGCCCTAAACAGAATGGCGTTGTTTGCACTATTGATAATCATGGGATTAATTCTCCTCGTTCAAAGATTAAGTTCTGAAAAGAGTGGGGATGTCCGAGGCGATTAAAACTCGACCCAGACGCCAAGGGAGTCCACATCGCGGACTTTTCCCGCCACAGACCGGGTGGCGCCGCCGTCGGTCTTAGCCACGGTCTGGTCGTCAACGATGTAGCAATCGCTGCCGATCTCCACATTGGTGATCTCATCAGCAGCAGCCGAGTTTTTGAAGCGGAACAGACCGCGATCGATCTCGACCTTGAGATCGCCGTCAGCTCCGGCGCTGTTGTCCACCTGCTCATTGATGCGGCCTACCGCCTTTAAGGTTGTGGCGGTGCTGCCCGGCACTAGATAGCCGGTGGCGCTTAAACAGCCGATGCCGCCTGCAAAAAGTTTTGTGGCAGCCGCAACGGGCAGACCAAACTTTTTATTGTCTTTTTTCGGGGTGTCCCGATCTTCTGTTAATGCTGCCATTGGGTTCTCCTTGTTCAGCTTTTAAAGGGGTGAAAGGTTTTTCCGATTACGCCGGGGCCGGGTTTGCTTTTTTGTAGTCCTCTGCAGAGATGCCGAGGTTCTTGCACACCGCCAACTCATCAGCGGTCAATACCTCATCGTCAGCGCCCTCCGGGGACTTGCCTCTGGTCTGGCTGCCTTTCAAGGCGGCGATGGCCGGGGTCTTCTCCAGATAGCTCTTGAGAGCGGCAACATCCTTGTTGCCAAGCTCCGTGGCCCAATCCTTCTGCACCGGCAACAGTTTACCGTCCTCAACGCCTTGACTCACCAGGGCCGCAACAGTGCCGGAAGTCTGCTCGCTTTTGAGCGACACAACCTCTTTCTTCAGCTCCTCGAAATCTTTCGCCGGCACATACTTGGCCGGATCAGGCTTGCCGCCGGCAGACTTGAGGGCGGCGATCTCGGTGCCATGGGCCGTCTTGAGACCGGTAATTTCCGTCTTCAAGCCGTCGGCGGAATCCGCCTTTACCTTAAGCGCCGCCATACCCTTTTTAATCTGTTCATCACTGGCATCCTCTGCCAGGCCCAACAGGGCGATTAATTGTTCACGGTTCACAGTAGAATCCTCCTTGTTTTTTGTTTGAAACTTCGCGGCGGCCCTAACCGCCAGGTCGGAATGACCATCCAGGGCCGGGTAATTGGTCAGCGCCGCCATCAACACTTCCAGCACAACGCCGGTTTTTTTGTCATACTGGAACACCGGCGAGATATAGCGATACTCTCCGGCCTCGATCATGGCGCGGGCCTTGGCCGTCCACTGCACGTCAACGGCATAGAGACCATCACCCTCCCGCCATTCGAGTTTTTTGAACCAGCCGGCCGCCGGGGCCGGTTGCCCGTTATCATCGGCGTGCAGGGTCTGGTGCTCGTAGTCGATAACAAAGTCGCCCTCAGCCGCTTCGGCCTGGGCCACCAGAAGGGCGGCGCCAACAGCATCGAGCCGCCACGCTTCAACCTCATGCGGTCTGCCGTCCCTGGCCCGGAACTCTCCGACCGGAAACAACATGATCTCGCCAGGGGCGCTGCCCGAAAGCGCGCTAACACAGGCGGCCACGGCTACGACGCCACGGCTTGTTTTGACTCCAAGTTGCTTCTTCATGGCTGGATGTTAATCTCCTGATTTAAGTCTGGTTAGCTGAAGTGTTTCAGTAGTCGGACCGGGCGGCTTCCCTGGTTTCCGGGAAATCAGCCGTCCGGCTGGCATAAAACCTTGTTTAAAAGTTGTTTAAATTTCACTGTCTGCAATGTTCAGGCCCCGGCGCGGCCTTCGACCCGGTCACCACCCCTTAAAAACGCTCTCCGGCGTTTCTGGGCTAATTCTTCATTGCCTCTGCCAGATGCCTCCTCAGGATGGCCATAATCTCGACCTGGTCCTCATCCGACAGCCCCAGGATGGTACGGGCCGGGATGTTGCGCTCCGGGTCGCCGAAATGCTGGGTGGCGCCGTAGATCCGGTCGGTGCCGAACTGGAGGCTGTTTCCGGTTGCCAGGTAGCGCATCAAGTCGCGCAGGTCGCTTGACTCCACCAGGATCTTGCTCTTGACCAGGGCATTGATGGCCCCGGTCTTGGTACCCCGGCCGGTGGTGAGCGACTTGCGTTTTTTTCCTTTACCCCGGCGCACTCCTTTGAGCATCTTGCGGCGCAGCGTGCTATCGGCCAGCGGCTCCCATGATGTGCCGTCCGGGGCCTGCTCCTTGTCATAGCGCTCCCGATGACTGATGAGCAGATACTCGCCGATATCCTGGAAGGCGGGTTTCAGATTACCGCCGGCCCGCTCCAGCTCCTTCAGGGCCTCGCGCACCGGGCGGTCTTCAAACTCGACATTGATGGCAAGACTTGCCCCGGCCATGCTTCCCCTTAACGTTTATCGACGTTCGGCTGCCCAGCCGGTTGTGCCGGGATTGTAGGCAAAGCCCGGATCGATCCCTTCAGGAACCTGCACCGTGCGCGGGTTCGGGCCTCGCTGCCCAACCGTGACCTCGCGGTAGTTCATCGGCGGGGCCTCGGTTGCCACCTTGAGCCCCATGCGCTCCACATCACGGGCCGAGAGCATATGCTTCGTGCAATGACAGCCCCAGCCGTTTGACGGGGTATGGGTCTGCCACCATGGATCATCGAGGGGCAACACCATGCCGTTCCAACTAAGATGCTCCTGCCGGGGGTTTGGGCTGCCACTGTGCCTGTACAGGCCGTAAGGCCGGGCCTTGCGTAACTCCGGATCGGCCATTTGCGCTTCGCGGCCGGCGTTGTAGCTTTGGCGCAGATTGGTGTCGAAGATCACCCTGGTGCGCCAGTTACGGCCGCCGTTATATGTCCAGCCGTTGCTGGCGACGATGGAGTCGAAGTCCTTGCGGAACTCGGCGATGGTAGTGCCCTGGCTGATGGCCTTGTCCACCGCACTGCGCAGATCGGTCAACAGCTCATCGCGCATGGCGCCGGCAACCACAAAGGCGCGTGCGTGCATACTATGCCAGAGGTCGGTCCATGCCTCGGTGGGCAGGTTGACCTTCTGCCTGAAGAAGGCGATCTGCTGAGCAAACGGCAGTGAGCCGTATTCAATCGCCAAGGCCAACCTCCTCAAGGATGTCATAGCGCCCGGCCAGCTTGGCGGCGGTGAGCGCCTGGGTCATGACCTCGGCCAGGGCATCGGTGTCCATATCAGGATATGCCTCGATCAGCCGGTCACGGAACTGCTCCAGGGATTCGGCCTCGTCAAGCAGGGTGCGGACGACCGCAACCATCTGGTCAATAGCCGGGGCCGAGTCTGCGCCCAGCCTGGCAATCTGGGCGTCAACTACATCCCCCTCGCCGGGCATAACCGAGCCGCCTTTCAAGGCTGCGACCCTTTTCAGCTCGGTCTCCTGGCTTGTCGAAGGGGTTCGGTTAGTTGGCTGCAGCACCTCATCCTTGTCGCCCGCCTGGGGAATGCGGGTCTTTTCGTGCAGCCACCAGACCGGGATCCTGGCGCCCATATCCACAAACTTCGGCAGGCTTTCGGCCAGTAGCTTGAAATCCTCTGTCTCGCCGGTATCGAGGTAGAAGCGGGGGGCTCGGCGCCGGTCATCAATGCCGAAGTTCATGGCCGCCATGGGCCAAAGGATGTCGCGGTTAACGGTGCCCGCGTACTGGCGGGCATCCGACCGGATCAGGCTTTGCTGGCTGCGCTCATGGACGTTGCCCAGGGCGTTGGTATTGGTCCCCTCGCCGGTTCCGGAGGTGAGGGTGTTGCCCAGGATGGCCTTGGCCTTGGCCCGCTCGCACCAGCGGATCATCACCTCGAACAGCTCACCCTTGCCGTCCGCCGCCTCTTTGAAATCGATCTGCATCCCCTCCGGGATAATGCCGGCGGCCCGGTGGCCCAGGTTGGTGACGGCCCGCAACAGGGTGGCCTTCTCCTTGGCTGTGGCGTTGCGCGGATAGGTGCCGACCCTGGCCGGGAGACCGTATATCTCCAGCAGTTCGGCCAGGTCGGCCAGGGCGTAATTCTGAAACAGGTAGGGCCAGACCAGGACACGATGAAGACCGGAGCGGGCGATGTATCCCGCCTTGGCCCGGTGCCGGTGCTGGGCCCAGCCCAGCGGCCACAGCTCGGCCCCGTCTCCGGAGAGATCGCGGAGTCGCAGTTCGTCCTGGCGTTCCGGATGGAGC